ATACAAAGATTGACACCCTACAAAACTATAAGGATCGGTTATTTCCCAATCACTCGATGGAGTAGTCCCGTCTGTCAAAAGTTTCTGTATAGTATTTGATTTGCCTATAGTTAATCTGCCTAAAAGGTTTAAGGCAAAAGTTATTTCATCACCATCGTTTTTTCTTATATTAAAGTAGCTTGTATTGACAAAAGTATCGTGATTCCCATCTTCTGAATAATATATTGTTGAGGGGCCTGTGTCTGCTGCAGTATTAGGATCATTTGCAAACATTAACCTATTATTGTTTATAACTGGTATTCTACCCTTCGGTGGTGTATATGTAACATCCCCTGCCGGATACGCTACTCCTTTGGCGGCATCCGTATCTGAATCCGTTAATGTAGTGGTAGTATTATCTGCTATTGTGCCATTAGTTAAAAGGTCCCAATTTGCTGCTGCTCCGGCATCACTCCGATATACTTTTCGGCCTACAACCGATTCCCCACCATAAGTATCTGGTGCAATAGGTATCATTGTTAAATCTATATCGTTATCTACAACTGTAACTTGATTAGATTCTACTGCATATAAAACCTCATAGGATGCTGTGTAATAGGATATTTTGTAGGTATATGTCCCGTTTGGGCCTGCCCCTGCTCCGTTATCTGCAGCATGACACGTTCCTAAATAAGTCGCATTCGTTCCATCTGTTTTTACTGGTTGGTTATACCCATCACATCCTATCGCCAGATTGTGCCAAGTTACCCATTTCCACCGATAATCTCCTGTGGTAAGATCTAACATAGTGGTAAATACGCCTGTAGAGTCAGCCCCTGCCTCTAATTCATCACCGTGTGTCACGATTAGTTTCTTGTTCCCATTTTTAAGATAAAGACGATGCATGCCTGTTATAGCTTCTGTAGCATCTGCAGAACCATAAGAAAACAATTCATCACGCTTGTCTATACTTTTTGTTTCGGTATTAAACCTAATATTTTCACAGATAGTACCATATTGTTTAGGTAAGCCTATGGAAGATGATTTTGTATTTAATCCTTTAGAAAAATCGTCCCATACAAAAATAACATCGTTCTGTGCCTCTTGAGCAAATACTACACCTGATAAAAAACTTAGCAATATAAATATTACTAATAATTTACCTTTTTTCATAAGATAACCCCAATGCCCCATATGGCGCTGTAAATTGAATAGGCCCAAACTTACCACCACCAAGAGTGTTTTTCATTTGCGTTGCGAAGTCAATATATTCTGCACCTGCGTTTATTGCATCTTGTCTCTTGCCAACTTTTTCTTTAGCTTTCCACTTCAACCACTTAACTAGACCATAATGAAATGGCTCAAGATATGTCAACTGATTAAAGGGGGTAACATTAGAATCAAAATCATCGGATATTAAAATAGCATATACCTTCAAATCGTATGCGTTACTATCTATTGCCCGATCAAGATATATATACTTTCCCCGTCGGTAATATTTCTTAGGTGTACCAGCAGCATTACTTCTCCAAGACTTCCTTTCTTTATCAAGCGCGCCAATTGTAGTTTTTGTAAGACGTTCATCATTATAGGTAACTCCACCACCAGGGAATTCGTCTATATCATAAAAGCTCGATATCTTGCTTGTAAGGTCATAATACTGGTCATTTTCTGCGGTAGTTATAGTTGTGCCATCCTGATCTATTATACATCGTGTCTTTGCACAAATATCCTTATCTCCAATAACTAACCAGTTATGTAGTAGTGCATCGCTTATTACGCGAGCAGGTATCTCTGGGCATTCAACTCGGAACATATTTACAATTTCGCTGCGAGTCATTTTATCCTCCCTCTTCTATTTTGCGTTTATTCCCGATAAGTTGACAACATCGGCTAGCGGCGTTTTCGCTTCTGTCTTATACCTTTTAAGTTTTCCATCAGGGTAATATTCTTCTTCTACTGAGCCTGGCCCAATCATAAATCCCTGCCCTCCAAAAGCACACCCCGATAAAAATAAAAGCATTATAACACAACCTATTCTTTTGTGCATTTTCTCCACAACTTGTATCCTATATAAATCATTACAAACCACCAGAATAAGGGGGCTTTATTGATTATTGCACGTATCATCTGTAAGAGGCTTAGTAGTGTCATCGGTTTTCCTAAATCTTTCCATCTCTTCTTTTAAGCCTTCCTCTATCATAGTTAAATTCCATTGCAATTCATCAATAGCCCTTTCAGTATGCTCTTTTATATGTATTAGCCTTCTATAACCAACACGATTTTTATAGCTCATTTTTCTTTTGATTCCTTAATCCAATCAACGAGAAGTTGCTGTATCTTTTCTTGACTCTCATCCCTAACCTGTTGTGTTGCCTTAAACTCTCTTACCTCAGAAGCAAACTTCTCTACTTGGTCTTCATTTTTTTTAATCTTTTCTTCAGCTTTATCCACTCTTCCAGGAATCTGTGTCCACCCTGTGATTCCAAGCCCTATCCCTATAAAGAATAAAGCAACAATAACCCACATCCTTATATCAGTTAAAAAATCTTTTACTTTCATCGTATTATAAAATCCTTTAACATTATTGCAAAAATTGTCCCCACTAGCCCATATAACCACATTATTGCTTTCCCCTGCCACCTACGTTCAGCACATGGGAGTATATCTAGTTTATCAAATATTTTTTCATGGCATTTCTTATTATCATTATATATTTCTAGGGCACGTTTGTTATGTGCTTCCCAACGTTCATCAAAACGAGCCTGTAAATCAGCTAATTGATGCGATATATCTCCATACATTTTTGTAAATAGTTTCTTTTCTTGTCCATTCATTATACCTCCCTTGTAATACTTATTATTTCCATTAAGACTGCCACGAATGTAGGTCTAATAGTACGAGTTTTCTGGTTTTCTGTAATTGTAAACCTACCCCTTTCTCGCACTGCTTCATACTTCTCCTCTGCACTTTTCTTGGTACATAAAAAATGCTCTAAATTACCATTCTCTTTATATGCGAATCCGTAGAGCTTTTTCATTGAACTAATGAATCATCAATTACTACATTTGCCTTTGCCGCTTCTGCCGCTACCATAGCTTCATATCTTCTTACTTGTGAAATTATCCAACGCCTTACGACTTCTTTTGCCCATTGATTATCTGTAAATTCATTTATTAACGGGGCAACTGAACCAGGCCACTCAGGATTTGGGTTTACCCAATTAGGGTCTGGTATCTGTGGAATTGGAAATAATCCTTTCAGAGCATCAGCTATACGCTGTAATTTAGCATTATCAATAGTAAAGGTTATCTCCGCCGCATAGCAGTTTACACAAACTGCCATCATTACTAATAACACAATTATCTGTTTCATATTACCTCCTAATAAATTGTACTGTCATATATTGTAGAACTATGTATTTTTGTCTTTGCCTGTGCCTCTGCTTCCATCGTAACTGAAATAGTTTGGTCAGAAGTAAATACTATCTCTTGCTGACTTAAAGCATAATCAGGATGCGATACCGTCATAACATGAACATTATTTCCCGCACCATCACTCCATTGAGTAAACACACCAGTTGCAGTTTCCTCTTTTTCGGTAAATACGGGCAAATCACCATATACATCTTTAATATTACCATTAGAATCAGTAAGAAATGACCATTCTTCCTTACCATCTTTTTGTCTTATATTAACTCTTGCATTCTCTAACGCTACTGCACCACCAGGTTTATACACCGTCAAATCAAGTGTTCGTACATGAAGATGAGTTCCATTAGTAGCCCACCTCCTATCTGCGGTTGTAACATTAGTAAACGTGTTTGTTCCTGCATATATAGCAATCCCGCCTCCATAAGCATAAACTCCATAAGCTACATTTTGAAATGTACAATCTTTGAATAAAACTAAACTTCCTCTTGCTACAGCATAACTTCCATATTTGGTACTCACATCATAATTAGAATCAAAAGTACAATTTTCATATACAATTTTAGATTGTTGATATTTTGTTCCCCAAGTTTCTGTTTGTGCTGTATTATAATGAGCTACACTTAAATCACCTCCTGAAACATAATGTAATGGAGCATAATAATCTATATTTTGAAAGGTACAATTCGTAAATTTTATAGTGCTTGCACCATAAATATACAACCTATCTACATTGTCTATTGTAATATTATCAAAAGTACAATCGTGTAACCAAGCACCATTATAAACATATATGCCATACCCTAATCCACCAGTATCGCTTATAGTAATGTTGTTAAATGTGTGTTGTGGAATAACTTGCTGGCTTGCCCCATCAAACGCTAACATATATCCTGATGAAAGTGTAGGATTGGATAATGTCACATAATCCCAATCACATACATCAGTAGCATCATCCGCAGTAAAAAAATATATTGAACGATACTGCGTAACTACAACATCATGCCCACTTGTGCCTTGTAAATTAAAACTGCCGTAGACATAAATATAAGAATAATATGTGTCGTTTACGTCACCAATTATTTGTTGGTCATCCCCAGTTACAGTTCCATCACCAACGTTAAATATCCCTCCCTCAGATATATCAAGTATGGGATATGAATTTGCGGATAAATCCCATTGTAAAACATCACTATCATTATACATATTTACTATTACATTATTAGATATTTCAAGTTCTCTATTACCTTCAACCTCATAAGTATAAGGGTCAGTACCAGTTTTAGTCATAGCAGTAGCATCTACAGCTTCCACATCTTGATACATTTGTTCCAATGTTCCTGTACCAGCAGTAATATCAATTTTAGTCGCTGTTACTGTTACAGTAAATGGGGCAGCATAAGCATTAAGTGATAATAGGAGAATTGGGATTATCCAAACTAAACGCAAATAAAAGCTCCTTCCTTAATCATCAAAATACATAAATACTGTTATAGTTACGTGTTGAATCGTATTTCCGCTTGTATATGTCCAATCGTTTACATGCACTTGTATTAAATCTCCCGCACTAAAAGTATCCGCATCCCTTGCTTGAGTAGCGTAATCATTAGCATCACCATTAGCAAACGTAGCAGTTAAACCTGTACCCACACCATTTATACGAACTTCGTAAATAGGATATGTAGCATATACACCAGGCGTAGTACCTGATGTTATACTTATACCTACAATACTACCAGCCCAAGGTGCTTGAAACGCACAATTAGTAGCATCGGATACTTCTAATATGTTTCTTTGCACATAATTGTTATCCGTAATACTTGAATAATCTCGCCACTCACAAGCGTATCTCCCACCTTTAAATTCTACCCCCGCTCCAACTTCCACTATGTTATTGGCTGCATCTACATGAAGAGCTGCCGCACTACCCGTAGTCTTTGCCTTAAAATCATCATTCGCAGCATTACCTTGGTCATTATTAACTACAAGACCTGCACCGATTAAAGACTGCCCTGAAGAACTCCCACCACAAGTTAATGTACCATCAGAATCTACTGAAGCTACCTCAACATCACCACTATCTCTTATAGATAATTTATTAGCGGCTCCTGCATCAGCTAACTTAATATATAAATCCCCAGTAACATTGTCTATATAACTATTGGTAGCATTATGGTAAAGTTGTAAATCCCCACCTGCTAAAAGACCTATTTCAAGTTTATTGTTATCTGTTCCAATTATAACATCCCCACTAGAACTCAAAGTAATATTAGGAGCACTATCTGTTCCGCCGATCAAAAAATTGCCACTATGCCAAGAAGGCAAACTATCTATTACATACAACGCCCAATCTGTGCTTGCATCATAAGCATAGAGTTCAACACATTTTGCAATACCTGGCGCACCAAAATCCCAAGCAGTTGCTCTAATCCCAATAGCGTTTCCAGATGCTGTTCCACCAATAGTTTCAATACCCCAACCATCACCAGCAAAACTTAACCCATCAAAATGAAAACCAATGATATTATTATCTACTGCAGCGTTTATACAATATGCATAAATGCCATAAAATGTTTCTCCAGCAGCACTCATGCCACTCCAAGAAATATTTAAAGCCCTATGGTCGTTAGGTATAGTTCCAATTGCCATTGTTCCACCAGAAGCATAACTACTTGAAACTTGAAGGTTGCCATCAGTAGTAATTAGTTTATGTTCTGAAGCATCAAATGTCCAATTCTTTGCAGCTCCACCATCATTATATTCAAAGATTATATCTTCATCAGAAGTCTTATTCTCTATACGTAAATCACCTGTGTTGTTTACTATTTCAGAATTGGTACTATCGTGAATAAGTGTTAAATCCCCACCTGCTAATGCACCTATTTCAAGTTGTGCATTATCAACAGTTATTCGTATATCACCTGTAGTGGTAAGATTATTACTTGATATATCAACAGTTCCTGATGTGTCTGTTAATAGCCCCGTTAAGGTTATATCATCTGTTGAGGTAAGTTGCTCACCTGTTATTATGCCTATAGTAGTAATGTTATTCGATTTCACATCAAGAGTTGTAGCTGTTAAAGTCATTTCTTCCGTCGCACCAATATTAAAATCTATTCCATCTGTACCCCCTCGAAGTTGAAGATAATCAGTAGCAGTTATCTCATCGGAACGGATTATAAAACCTGAACCATTAAACAGCATAGATGCATCTTTTCCTGTACCCCAATATGTAGTTTTATTATCTGTTCCCATAAATACATTTCCCGCACTAACGTATAATGCCCAATTCGTAGTAGCATCTTGAGCATGTAAAAATGCTCCATAATTTGTATCGGCAGTACCAGACACAAGAGCATAAAACCCGTAGTGCTGGGTATTTCCAGTTGTTCCCATATTCCCAGTAGCAACTAAATATTGACCGTATGTTGCTAATATTTGATTATTTGTATTTGTTCCCCCCCATGTCACAATAGAATAAATACCATAACTCCTATGAGTAAGACTGGCATTATTTACAACAGATGTATCATCCATATCAATATAACAGCCATATGATTGTTTTCCTGTAGAAGCAGTTGTATCTGTTCCAGAAATATTATGGTCTAAATAATATCCATATCCATTAGTGCTAACTGATGTATCTGAGGAATGGGTAAGTGTTAAATCGTTACCTATACAGGTAGTATTAACTGTAGATTGAGTATAATCAAGAGTAACTAATTGATTAGATACTGGGGCTGTATTTATCCCAACATTTCCAGTAATAAACTGAAACCCCCCAGCAGTCATCTCTAACGTATCCGTACCTGTTATGGCATTAGCCACTACATTAAGACTATCCCCATCAAATTCAATATACGCATCCTGTGCCACACCCCAATACATTCCTTGACTATCAAGTTCTGCGATTATGCTTCCTCTCTGAAAACGTGTTGTCCCAGCAATCCCACTACCTGTTGCTGTTCCTGGACGAAGATAAACATTTCCTCCATCCTTATTCGTTCCCGATCCATTACCTGCATATGAGTATGTATGACCACCAGTTCCTGAACCACCTGATGCAGTACCATTCCCAGCTTGCATAGTAATAGAACTTCCATTAGCCGAAACAGGCGTTCCGTTTGGAGCGACTAATTGAAATCCACTGGGTGCTGTCCTTGTAGTATATACAATATCATTCCCACTAACATAGACATACATATATTTCGATGCAGTTCCATTAGGGTAAAACCTTAACCCACCACTGGATCCGTCATTATTTATAAAATCTAAATACCCATAATCAACAGCACCTGCGGGAGTATACCGTATATCCCCACTTAAAGTCGCACTACCATACCCTACAAGATTTAAGTCAGGGCTATTGCCTGAACCCGCATCAAGAGATAAGTCTGCAGTAAGGGGATCATTGGTAGTATCAAGTCTAAGATAAGTAGCATCCCCTGTAATTGTTGTATCAATTGTTATGGTAGATTTTCCACTAACAGTTGAGGCAACGACATCTGGCCCAACAAAGTTTAGGAACGGATCTTGCCGGATCGAAGTTCCTTCTTCTTGTATTATATGGCCTTCTGCGTGCTGCCCATCCACCCAAATTTCGCCATCTTCATCGGCATACGCCAAAATACAACTATAACATAGTAATAAAAGAAATAATTTACGCATTAAGTTCTTTCTTTAGTTCTGCTAGTTCTTTCTTTACGTTTTTACTTATAGCCAGTTTCTCTATCCTTAACCTATCACGTTCTATTATCTGTGCCATATCTTTCAATTCATCGACCATACGATTATTTGACAGTTTATCCTTCCCAAGCTGTGCTTCTTTCTCATCTAGCTTCTTTTCTCTTGCATCAAGTTTTCTCTGCTCCCCTTCTATATTATCCCTTATAGCATTAAGAGTTTTAAGCCTTTCCTGATACTCAAGCCTATCCTTTGTAGCCCTTTTCATTTTCTCGGCAATTTCGTCTCTTGTCTTTTTTGCCTCTACTATAAGTGTCGTTAATTCGTCAGATTCCTTTGCTATCCTGTTTTTATCAGCCTCAAGAGACTTTTCTTTCTTAAACAATCGATCTGCTTCCTGCTTCATTTTTATTGTATCTTTATTCAGACTATTATATCCGCTAGAGACTTTAGCCTTTTCTGTATCAATAGACGCTTGTTTATCCTTAAGTTCTGTATTTTTCTTTAAGAGTTGTTTTTCCTTTTGTACAATTGCCTTTTCACGCTCTTCAATACCGACTTCCTTTGCATCTATCCGCGCTTCTTTTTTCTTCAGACTTTCTTCAGCGTTTATTATTGATACCTTATGATCCCTGACATCTATTTTAGCTTCTGCAATTTCTTTGTTAAGTCCTTTCAAATCTCCTTGTGCGCTTTTAAGTTCACGTTCAATAGATAGCAATGATCGCTTACTCTTCACTATGTTATTAGTAATAGAAGTCCTTGTTTTCAGCAATTCAGATTGCTCAAGTTTTAGCTTTTTAATCTCGGCCTTTATCGCCTCAAGTTCTTTCTTCTTATCCATATAGCCTCCTACGGTAACACCTCAGTCCGTTTAATTGTTATGTAAACTACACCTGTTACATTTGCATTGGTACACTCTACTTTTATTTCATCGCCTGCTCTGAAATTACAATCCCCTGATGGTCGGAATACAAAGTTTTGTTCAGCTATCATAGAGCGTTTAGCAATAATATGATCGTATGTAGCGCCTGCGCTTGACGTACGAGTTATTGTAACAGTTTCAGTTATATTAACCGATGCTTTTAATATAACTTCATCTACCTTAAAGGATCTATTGCCTGATGAACTTTCATAAGATAATGCCCCAGCTGTCAGATCCTGTGAAGACGTTAGATCAGGTTTTAACGATCTTATTGCTCCCATAGATTATTGCCTTACAAAATAAAGTATTGTTTGAGAAAATGCACCTTGCTGAACAACTAAACCATTCACTATTTTTTTAGGACGCATAAACCTCTCTCCAGCACTCCCGCCTGTTTTAGTTTGGGCTTCTTTCTCTCCTAATTTCTCTCCCGTTAGAAGAACGTCTGTTCCGTCAAATACTCCTATAACGATTTCTGAAGAGGCTTTTCCTTCAAGGGGTAATACTTCATATGCAGTAAGTTTATCTATCCCTGGTCTAATACTACCTGTAGGGATAATTGTTGTTTTGCTAGTTGCAGTATCATTTCTCATACTCGCATTTTGATATGAATATTCCTGTACAGCTGTCGGGTTTTGTGCATAACTCATCATAGGAACTAACGCAATTCCTATCACTAATAGGGCAATCAATAAACCTTTTTTCATACACTCCTCCTTATTCCCTCTGTAATACATAATGTTCCAAGTAACAAATATGGTCCTGCCTTAAAAGGCACATACATCGTAATCTGAAAAAAACAGGCTAATACTATCATCGTAAATCCTATCACCACAGGTTGTATACCTATCTTCTTAAATGAATCTATTATAAACCAGACCACTAACATCAACATTAGCGGCCCGAGATCGCTTGCAATCGCAAAATAATCACTCTGCCTATAAAGCCAGCCATAATTATTATTTGTTACCCATGTATAGTTCGGGTCTAAATATGGAGAAAATCCATTCCCGAATACTGTAGCAAGCCAGGGCTGCACCTTATCTGATATATGCTCTCCCACAAACCTTTTAAGAAAAGGCGATAACTCTATTCCTGGAGATACTATATCTTTACCAACATATTGCACAGGGCTATAAAACGCTTCTTTTATTAACTGCCACCATACTTTAGGCCGGTAAGAGAACTTAAAAATAATCCATTTAAAGTTTAAGACAATACCAATAATGCCTACCATGCTTATAGGTAATGCCCATTTACGATATAACTTTGAAAATAAAAGGTATATAAATAAAGCTAGGCCAAGTGCGGCTGTAGTTGTAACAGCTCCTGTTCTGGATAAATCATCTATCCAGGGTAATATACTTATAGGAAGTAAAAAGAATATGAATTTTATATTCGTTGAATAGGTAACTACAGTTTTTATAAATAAGGCAGCAAAGAATATATACAGAAATCCCTCTAACATTAGATAAAAGTTTCGGTAGAGGGTTGTACCTGATGAGGGATAAATCTCAAAGCTATGAATGAATACATTAACTAAAGACCATATAACGAGTAAAGTAAGGGGTAGACTTCTATACTCACGTTTCGGTTTCATGGATAGGCTATAAGCCACTAGAAACGCGGCATAAAAGACCATAAAAATTGATCTATCTCTATCGCCATGTATCCAAGGAACTATTGCAAATACAGCGACAGACAAATCAAACACACTAGGTCTGGGGGTAAAGAATTTCTTTAAGTGATTGAGCATGATTTCCTTTTAGGATTGGGAGGAGTTTTTAGACTCCCCCCAATTCAGTTACTATAGATTATCCCTCAACTTAAGGGTTTAATCTCTCATACTCAATCGTTACAACTGTCCATGCACCTTGAACAATAACTAAACCGTTTACGAGCTTCATAGGTCTATCAAATGCCTTGAAAACCGTATCAGCATCGTTCGATTCTAATTCACCTTCAAGGGTTTTGTTCGTTGCCGCACCAATTGATGCTGCATCATAAATAGAACAAACCACTTCTCTTGAAGTTGAACCAATGGGTATTCCTGCAGCTCCACTAGCATTTGCTGTCATACCAGATACTTCATATTTAATTATTCTGTGCTTTCCAGGTGCCAGATACGCTCGATCTCCTATCGATGACGTAGTAGGGAGAGCCTTAGTTATTTTATTTGCAGTCATATTGACTGAATTGTATATTAAGGAATCCCTAACTTGTGAATCAGCCATTGCCGGTAATGAAAGTCCAACCAACAAGGCTATTACTACTATCATACTGAATAACTTACTCATGCTTTTCCTCCTTCTTGCCTTTGTTGGTTTCGATTAGAGACCCGTTGATCCAAAACCACACCGCCAACCTCTTGCATTACAATCATAAAGCATTCTGCCTTTGAAATTGTAAAGCTCAAGATCTTCATCAATCCATGATGTGTAATGCGGTTTCACCTGCCAGTCGAATACCAAGAACCCTAATGACTTGTAAATGATATACCATGCTGCGTCTGATCCGCCAAGAGCCGCGTTTAGATACTTCCACTCTATCGGAGTGTATCTACCTGCAAAGATGTTTATATCTCTGTTCTGCGTTCCTGGTCTGTCCTGGGCTCTATCACTTAGCGTCCTCATAACCATACCCTTTAATGCAGGCGGGTATAATATAATCGGGTTCTCCGGAACTTCTATAGGTACACCATCTGGTGCAAAGAAGTTATCCGACATCTGTTTTTCTGCTGCCTCCAAGTTGTCATGCGAGAATGGCCCATCAAGTAGATTGTCATAAGTTATACCAGTCTCTTCTCTGTTTTTTGGATGGGCGTTACTAAACAAAAATTGCCCATCAGGACCTGCGACAGTAAAACCATTGTAAAGAATGCTTGCGGCTTTCTTTTCAATGTTCATTCTTGCGCCTCGGCCCATCTGCTTTGCATCGTCCTCTTTAGACAGTAACGCGTATTCGTCCTGGTCTACTGCCTCGTAACTCACCGAGAGTTTCTTCCATCTTTTTGCAGGTGTTAGCGTCTGCACATATCCCTGCACAGGTGTAGAATATCCACCTGCTCCGCCTTCTGTTGCATCTGTCCATTCCCCTAATCCACTCAAGTCATCCATCAAATAATCTTTGCTTGAATCTTCAATGACTTTATAAACCTGCGGCATTACTTGAGTATCTTCGGAGAAGGTAGATAGCATGAAATCATCGTAAATCGGAGTGTATAATTGTGCTACTTGTCCTCTTGTTAGTGCCATCTTTGTCCTCCTTCGTTAATGAACCACCTTAATTTTCCAATTACTTACCAACTACGTTTAGTCTGTCTGTCTGAATCGACCTATTGCGTAGCCGAAAGTATTTGCTGCTACTGCCGCAGCCGATGTGTCAATTTCCTCAACGTAGAATCCTGGGCCTGTTGCTATCGTAGTATCTCCTAAGTCAATGGTGTTAACAGACTGTAAGTCTACGAGAGTTCCTATTGCTGCTTCTGTAATAAGTGCTGCTTGTTCAACTGGTACACTAAACCTCACATTGTAAGTGTGGGGAATAATTAAACAGTTTAGAGCGCCTAACGCACCACTACTATTATCACAAGCCTCTGCCGCTACACCCAAAAATCCAACCACAAATGATGTCGTCGCATTAGTCGCGCCTGTCGAATAATGGATTGCATCACCTTTGGCGATGTTAACGGAAGCTGCTGCAGCAATAGAAATGAGCCCTGTCGGAGCTACATTATCTATCGGGTAAAATCCCGCTGCCTGATATTTCACTAATGTTGCCATTTTTCCTCCTCCTTTTATGCTATAGGATATTTAATCTTCGATGGTAAGTCATATTTCTTTCTATCCTTATGCATCCAATCGTTGCAATTCTGGCAGGGAACAGGTGGTTCTTCGGTCTTCAAGTAAACATTCTTATAGCTACATTGACCGCAGATATAGAATCTTGTCTGATTTTCTTTAACTCGTCCCATTTGCTCCCTTGATGTGTGATCGCCTAGCTTTAAGTTCGGCGAGACGCTTTTTTGACATACCAACTTTTTCCAGTATTTTGCTTTCCCGCTCGGCTAATTCTGACTTAACCTTTACAAAAGTGTCAACGCCTTCCCTTGAAGAATCGATATTCTCTTCATCGATATTAGCTAACCTCTGCCTTTCGGCTTCAGCAGCCTCTTCACGAATCCGAGCTTCCCGATCCTCATCTGACTCCTTATCTTTTTTAGGTGCTGCCTTTTTACCAAGACGTTTCTCCATCTCTTCGACTACAAGAGTAGGACCATTCTTAGAAAGTAGGTACTTATTCGGATTCTCTGCAATAATCTCTTTCGTTATACGAAGTTTCTCATTCTCTTTTATGAGAATCTCCCCGATTTCCGTTTGAGATTTACCTTGCTCAGCCAATTCCTTTTGACGAGCTACAATATTCAGTTCTGGATGTTTCTTATATATGCTAGGCATAAGTTTATCGTGATGCTCTATAATCGCTTTCGCTGTCTTATCAGCATCTTTATTGATTTTATCGTTCTTCCGTTCACTTACACGCCTTTGTGATCGTTCAATCAACCACTCTTGCGCGCCTGCATAATCGTCTGACAAAAAACTATCCAGTTCCTCCGTAGTCATTTCCCTACGCTCCGTTCTTGGCTTCTCTTTATCTTCTTCAAGATACTTCTGTATGCGAGCATGTTCAGCTTTCTTTAGCTCATCCTTTTCTGCCTTTATAGCCTCTTCTTTGGGTTTGTTTCGTTCCTCTTCCCTTTCAGCCTCAAGAGTAGTGAGCTTTCCTTCAAGCTCTTGGATCTTGCCTTGATCCGCGTCTTTATCACGCTTCAAGTCTTTAATCTGTCCATGTAATTCGTTAATACGAATTTCCATCTTCTCTTGAGGAGTACGGGACTTTTCCCGTTCCTCTTTGGCTTTGACTAACTCCTGCTTACGTTTCTTGCCTTTTTCATCAAGTTTATCATCAGCAGTAGTCATCAATTCGGCATCTTTTTGAGCTTGGGCTTCAGCATCTTCCCTCTTCTTTACTTTCTCTGCTTCTTTGGCCTTTAGATACTCTTCCGGTGATGTGCCGGCTTTAGCAGCGGCCTCTTTAACTGCCTTATCTTTATTGGCTTTATCTATTTCAGCCTGTTTAGCTTTCGCTATTTCTTCTACAGTTTGTTTTGCCATTTTATTCTCCATCGTACCATAGCTCTTTTTTACCAGTAGAACTAAGCAGAACTGTGTGGGTGATGAGTCCACGATACATCATGCCATAGCTTTTAGGAGAAGCTAAGTAACCTCTATATCAATCTACTCTTTCTTAGTAGATTTACCTTTCGTTGGTGCTTTCGTTTCTTTTCTCTTTGCCTTTCGTTCTGCTGCATACTCCTTAACTTTCTTATCATCTTCGATTAAAGCATTGATAGTTTCAACTGCATCTGCTTTCTTCATATACTTTAACTCAGGAGTATCCGGCATTCTAACGATAGGTGGCAACTTCTTCTTTGGGGTTGGTAGCCTTGGATTATCTGCCATGTTTAATCACCTCCTTTTCCTAATTCTTTCTTTAAGGTTTCTATCCTAGTCTTTATCAAATTCGTAATATGGTCCATATCTGCGCCAATAGCTCTTTGTTCTCCTGCTTCTCTATCCTGATGCCCTCTTAATAGGCGTAGGGCTTCTTTATAGCTATGATCTCTATGATTTGCTAGTATGATGTACAATTGCCTTAAAAAGCCTAGATTTACCCCTTCCAACCAATCTTCAAGCTCTGCACGTAAGTCTTCTTTCTCATTCCTTGCCACTATTACCTCCTGCCCTTTGGTTCACTATTCCCATAGCCAACCTATCTGCCATCATCTGTTGCTGCATATTCCTTACAAATTGCTGGAACTGGACTTGTACTTTGAACAGATACTTATCAAATATAGGCTTATACTCTGGATCTAATTCATGGTAATCCCTATCCCTCTTTTGCATATGGAACTCTAAACGCGCCATAGGATTTCCTGTCTCCGGTGGATCAAACTCTTCTCCTTGTGATATTCTTGTCCACTCATCTTTTAAGCCTGAATTATCTTCTGGCCCAGCTTGAGGCTCTGGACCTAAATATCTTTCAGGATTAGGGAATCCCATTACCTTAGCTGCATCAGCGTACAACTTATAATTTCCTTTTGGATTCACCTGCGGTTGTAACCATATAGCTTGCGGCAGTTTCTCTAATGCCCACATCTTAGTCTGCCTCTCAAGCATCTTTGATCCTGCAGTTAAGTCTTCAGATAATACTGCACCGTAGTTACCTCTTAGAGATTCAATTGATAAGTTACGGAATAACCTCTTTCCATTATCGCCTAATACTCTATCCCCTAACTTTGGCGGCGCTTTGTCCTGATAAAGTTGTACCCACATAGTTATGGCTTCACCAAACTCTTCCAATATACGCGCTACCCATAAACCAAACCGCGTTTCTGATTTCTCATTTACTATTGTATCCCTAGTAGCTGTTCCTGATATGCCTCTCTCACTCGTTAAAAAGTACGACGCTGCACCAGTTAGTTTTTCTATAACTTCAAATATGATTCTTATATCACTTTCTGCCCATGCCATAGACCGCTGAATATTAGGAAACATTACATTTTCGTTTAATGGCCCATCTGCTATTGGATATAACGTCATAGGTGTTAAAACATACTCCTGTTGGTTATATCCTTCTTTTGGAACATAAAACCCAAACGGGCAGTTCGTTACATATTGGAAATCTGATTTTTGGTTATAAACATTATT